TTTTTTACCTGGTGGTTTCCTGAACGACCAAAAATACTTTCTACCAATGTAACGTCGTGAGTTGGACTTATTGGTAATGAGATAAACAAACCCGAAGTAATCCCTAATATCATTACTATCAAAAGGTTTGTTATCAAACGTCCATGGATTCTCATAACTTACATTAGTATTTATATCCAAGCTCATCTTATAGATCTCAATGAGCTATTATTTATCTTTAACCGGGACAAACCTAGTCTAGACAAAAAAAGGGGACTTGTCAAGCCCCCTGAGTATTATGTGAGTTTTGTATCAACCTTCCATTCTACGTTTGGCAGCATTACCCGATCCTCTATCGGTCTCTGAACCACGACCCTTTCTACCAGATCTCTTAGGAGCATTTGGTCCAGGTCCGTCAGTTTCTCCAGCAATATTGCCCTTTGATCTCATAGAATACTTAGTATGGAGAGCACTAGCTGCCATACCTTTTGGTCTGCCTTGAGTCTGCATTACACGCTTAGCAGCAGCGTGCATTTTGGGTTCGTCATAACCTTCACTCATTTCTGCTTCCATTATTGCCTCAATCTCTTTTGTGGTAAAGAGACCGGTTGCTTCCAGTTCTTCCTGGCGAAGTGATTTACGACGCTTCTTCTCAATCTGCTTACGAGTAAGAACTTCACCCTTACCACGATTAGCATCGGGGTCATAGTTATTGGGTGGAGTGAAATTACTTCCAAAAGCCTTGATGTTCTGTCTTACACTAGCAGTTTTTTGCTTATTACTCATACGACGTGAGTCTTCTTGGATTGCTTCTTCACTCATGCGATTCACGACCTTCTCTGCCTGACGCTTGATGAATCCCTTAATGCCACTCTTTGCCTTCTCCTTCGCCTTACCAGGAGCACTCTTAACAGCAGATGCTGCCTTAGAGGCGCTGTGTGCCGCCTTACGTCCTGCTCTCCTTACCTCATCCTTAGCGATAGAACCAGCAATTGCAGCACCAGCAGCAGCGCCTGCTGCCTTCTTCTTAGCGGTGTCTACAGCATCCTTGGCTGCCTTGACTGCCGCTCCTGCCTTTCTCATACCATATCTTCTTCTGGCACCAACAGGAGCACCAGACTTTCTGGTTGCTTGCGTATCATGTCCGAAAGTAACCTTTGCCTCATCAATGTAAGTATCGGTTGCTTCCTCTACCAGTGAATACGCTTCCTCTTCCGCATACCCCTCTTCTACAAGTTCTTCTACCAATTCATCAAAAATTTCATCAATAAGTTCTTCGGTGATTTCTACTTCTGGCGAAACATAAACTTGCTGATAAAGAGATCTGAGTTCTCCGTATTCTGACTGCGACAGGGACTTCATGTTACTATTTTAATATCCTTTATGAAGATATTTATAAAAAAAGAGGGTCAAAGACCCTCAATGTTATTCATCCATTCTTTACAATAATCATAATCTCCGAAGAGATGTGCATCAGATTCTGCCGCTTCTTGGTATGCTTTTAAAGCATCTTCTGGTTTTAAGCAGTTACAGTTACAGTTTCCCTTACAATTGGAATCCTGTAAACGAATTTTCTGTGACATCTTGCTTGATTCCTCCGACGATATAAGACTCAACTTCGGTTTCTTGTGGTGCCACTTGAAGACCTTTAGAAGAAATCCAGTGCTCTGTCCAAGGAAGTGGATTATTCTTTGCGGCAATGTCATAGAGTGGTTTGAGTCCAATTGCTTTCATTCTACGGTTGGCAATCCATTCCACATACTGTTGTAGCAGTTTATCATTCAGACCAATCATAGAACCATCCTTGAACAGATACTCTGCCCAATACTTTTCTTGATTGACTGCATTCTCAAACGCCTTGTACAACCATTGCTCCTCTTCTTGAGCAATCTGCTTCATCTCTGGGTCATCACCATTCATCCAATTCTTAAGAATATTCTGAGTGATAACTAAATGCTGATTTTCGTCTCTTGCGATAAGAGAGATAATCTTTGCGCTTCCTTCCATAAGTTTGAGTTCGCCAAAAGCAAAACTGCAAGCAAAGGATACGTAAAAGCGAATACCTTCAAGAATATTAACGTTTGCAACTGCTCGGAAGAGCTTGCGCTTGAGTTCATATCTTGCCTCTTTTGCGTAGGGGACTTGCTCTAATGCGTGCATCCACTCAGCAGAATTATCATACTGATGTGCTGAATTAATAAAGTCGTTATACGCTTGCGTAACGGTCACCGCACGCTCCATAATGCGATCCTCTTTAAGGATGGTATCAAAGACTTCAGAAGGGTCTGAATAAACGTTCTTGATGATGTAGGTATATGAGCGACTATGGATCATCTCCATAAATTCCCATACTTTCATACAAGCCTCCAGTTCAGGAAGGGAACAGTATGGAGCAAATGCCATACCAGGACCACGACCCTGAACCGAGTCCAGCATGATCTGATACTTCAGATTGCTGGTAAAGATATGTTTTTGTTCTGGACGCAGCAACTGATAGTCACTGCGGTCTTTTTGGAGGGAGACCTCCTCGGGTCTCCAAAAGTAACCTAGTTGTTGTGTTGTAAGTTTATCAAAGATTGGATATTTGTAAGAATCGTATCTCTGAATCCCCAGAGGTTGTCCAAAAAACATTGGTTGTTTCTTAGTATCAACCTCGTTAGAGTTAAAAACCGTCATGGATTCAACTGACGGTTTATCCTCTAGCCCTGTCTTAAATCTTACAAGACTCACAATCTTCCTCCTCGGCGTTTTCTATTTGAGAGATTAAATCATTGAGAGACTGACCACTGGTTTCTTCAACCTCGTCGTCTTTCATATCATAAGTATTTTGATAGTAACTGGTCTTCCAACCGTACTTATATGTAGTTAAAAGGTCTTGTGCCCAAACTGAAATAGGAATCTCATTGTTAGGATAATGAGTCGGATTATAAGACCAGTTGCCACTGATTGCTTGGTCGAAGAACTTCTGCATCACAGAAACAATATTAATATAACCACGATTAGACTTCATTTCCCAAAGAAGCGTGTAAGCATTCTTAAGAGATCCATATTGAGGGACAATCTGTTTAAGAACTCCTTTTTTGGATTTCTTAACGGACATGTATGCTCTAGGAGGTTCGATTCCGTTTGTGGCATTTGACACAACGGAACTGCTCTCTGAAGGCATCTGTGCGGACAATGTTGAGTTCCTAACTCCGTATTGTTTGACCAGTTCTCTAAGACCCTCCCAATCATATTTTAACTCGTTAGGCACAATTTCGTCAACGTCCTTCTTGTATGTATCAATAGGAAGAATTCCACTAGCATACTTAGTTCGGCTGCTATACTCACAAGCACCTTTTTCCTTGGCAAGGTTTACAGTTGCTTGGATGAGATAATATTGGAATGCCTCAGTGAGGTCATGAACTGCCTGCCAGGCGTCTTGAGAGTCATAGTTATACCCTTGCTTGGCTAGGTAGTGTGCGAGACCAATATAACCGATTCCAAGGGAGCGTCGCGCCTTAGTAGCGATCTCTGCTGCTTTGATGGGATATCCTTGAAAATCAATGAGTTCATCAAGACCCCTAACAGCAAGATCACAAAGAACTTCAAGATCCTCAAGGTCCCTAATTTTTCCAATATTAACAGCAGAAAGAATGCAAAGAGCAATTTCGCCATCGCCATCAATGTGTTGAAGTGGTCTAGTAGGAAGTGTAATCTCTTGGCAGAGATTGCTCATCTCAACTTTATCCAGGAAAGATGAATGGGAGTTACAATGATCAATATTCATGATGTAGAGACGACCAGTCTCTGCTCTCTCCTTCAAGATGTCCAAAAAGAGTTTTTGAGCACTGATAGTCTTTCTTGGGACTGATGTATCAGATTCATAAACATCATATAATGCATCAAATCCATCAGTGCCAAAAGCATCATACAAACCAGGAACGTCGTGCGGACTGAAGAGTGAAATATCCTCGTTTTTGATAAAACGCTCATAGAAGAGTTTAGAAATCTGAATAGAGTAATCTAGTTTACGGACACGGTTGTCTTCAGTTCCCTTATTATTCTTCAGGACGATGATGTCTTCGATCTCTTGGTGCCAGATGGGGAAGTGGACTGTTGCGCTTCCACCTCTGATGCCATTTTGTGTGCAGCATCGGACAGTTGACTCAAACTTTTTGAGAAATGGTACAACGCCTGTGTGCTGAACCTCACCGCCTCTGATTTTGCTGTTGATGCCACGGATTCTGCCCGCGTTGATACCGATGCCCGCCCTTTGTGCAACATATCTGCCAATAGCCATATCGCTAGTAAAGATACTATCGAGGGTGTCATCAGCATCAATAAGGACACAGCTAGCATATTGTCGAAGTGGAGTTCGCACTCCCGCCATGATAGGTGTGGGAATGTTGATCTTGTGCTTCGAGATTGCGTCATAGTACTTCTTAACGTAATCCAGGCGGGTCTCCTGTGGATATTTAGAGAAGATCGTTGCCGCAATCAAGAGGTACATAAACTGTGGCGTTTCATATAGTGCGCCACTGCTTCTATCTTGCACAAGGTACTTGTCAACGACTTGACGTAGACCTGCATAAGTGAACAAATAGTCACGACTATGATCAATATACGACTGAAGTTTATCAAACTCTTCGTCAGAGTAAAGGTTGAGAATTTCACCATCATACACTCCCCTCTCCACACAACGCTCAACATGGTCTTTGAGAGTTGGTGCTTCGTGCATACGCCCATACAACTGCTTACGAGTGGCAAACAGAAGCAGGCGAGCAGCGACAAACTGATAGTTTGGATGATCCAGATCAATCAAATCAGAGGCAGCACGAATCAAAATCTCTTGAATCTCTGCCGTTGTAATGCCGTCGTAGAACTGAATGCCTGACTTCATCTCAACCTGACTAGCAGAGACTCCTGCAAGGTCCTTACATGCCTCTTCCACCATGATGTGAAGTTTATTCAAGTCAAGAGGTTCTGTTCCGCCGTTCCTCTTGACAACCTTTGTTCCGTTGCTCATATTTTTTTCCAGTTGTTAAACTTAATTTTTGCTTCTAAACCTGAGTATGTATTTGATTTTATCACATCCATAACATTAAGTCCAGAGAGGACCATATCGTTGATGTCTTTTTCTAAGATTCCGTTTGGCCAGATGACGACTCTCTCACCTCTTGTAATACATTTGCTAATTCGATTGACGATTTCTCGATTACGGGGTTCATTATCATAAACAAGAATAATATCGCTTCCCTTAAAATAACCCAGGTCACCGTCACTACCACACAGAGCCACACTATTGTTGATGAAAGTGCTGTCAAAGGGTCCTTCGACCACATAGATTGGTAGTTTGTCATTGACTTCATTAAGTCCATAGATCTTTGGTGCCTCCTCGTCAAGCATCACGGTGATATATTTAACAGAGTTAGGAACTAGACTTCTTCCCTGAAAACCGATAAGGTTATTGTCTTTATCATACATTGGTATAATAATGCGACACTCGTCCCTACCTATGGTGTCAAATGTTTGTTTTCGGGAGTTAGTCCATTCCTTAAACTTGTCAGCAAAGTAAAACTTTTCTGGGTTTAGTTTCCTCTTTTCAAGGTATTCTCTGGCAGCAGGAATCTCAGATGCTTTTGGTAAATCTAACTTTTTCTTGAATACTGGTTTAGTAAACTCAAACTTTGGTTCTTCAACCACAAATCCTCTTCCAGTATGACCCTCTTTAAACTTTTCAAGTGTGTATTGCTTATGAAGTACTGGGTCTAATTCTTTCAGAAAATTATTGAATGACAAACTAGCACCACAATTATGGCATTTGAAGTTGGTGTTGTTCTTCACAGGATACAAGTATCCCCTAGTCTTGTTTTTGTTCTTCTGGGAATCCCCACAGATAGGGCAGCGGAAGTTGTAGAGATCCGTCTTAACCCTCTTGAATTTTTGCAGACGTGACGAAACTAGTCCAATATACTTGGAGTCAACCAAATCCATTATGAAAGGGCACTACTTTGACCTTTCTATTGTAGTGGGTGCTGGACCAGAAGTCAAGAAGAATGGTGCCAATCTGCTTCCAGCACCAACAATCAAAACTGCGGCGGCAACTATTGCCCCTGCCTGCCATCTGAACTTCGATAAACTCTTTAACTCTGCTTGTATTCTATCAATCCTATCATGGATAATTCTATGATTCTTCTCTTCCGTTTCCTTCATCTCATCAATCATCTTGATGATGAGAGAATCAGTCTTCATACTCTGCTCTATTCTTTCATCATGTTTCGCAAGAATAGAAGCGATACGATTGTTTCCTTCTGATATTTTTTCTACGGCAGACTCTAACTTTGTCAGCATTTCACGGGACAAGTCCTCATAGATGTCAAGTTTTGATTCTAGAACTGCAACCTTAGAGTCGGAGAACATTTTACTTACCGTTTAAATAATCCATCCATACTTTTCTTCCTGGTCCTTTCATATACTTTCTTTCTTTCTTCTTCTTTCTCACAGGAGGTTGATCTGGCGGAAGTCCAGCAATGTTTCCACTTGATGCATTATTTGCTGGACCAGCAACCATCATACCCTCTTCATTGAGGTTTCTGACAATACCAATTATCTTATCCAAATTCATTAGATTTCTTGTAGTTTAGATAAACAATCCGAATCTGCTTCTATATCAACTATTCCAGTTTTGGGGTATTCTGGTATCCTGTTTAAGAATACCAGAAAACTTTTAATACAAGACCAAAGATCTTTCTCTAAATTATAAAACAGTAGGGGAACAGTAGCATCATTAAACACATTAAACAAAACGGTCAAATGATTCAAAATGAGATGTGTCTTTAGTTCACCAGTGTTCTTATATCTCTTCAATAACCTTTTAATATATTTGATTCTTTTCAGGTCATCATCAAAGTCATCCTTAGTGACTGCCTGAGGATTATCGTAGAATTTTATAGCAAAGAGCAAATAGTTGCTCTCGTTCAACTCATCAAATCTCATACATCATTCAGTTATCAACTATCTGCGAAAATATCATCGTCAAGTGCGTCATTTGCACCCATGGTTCCACCCATAGCAACAAGAACTTCACTCTTAACTCTCAGTCTGTTATTAGAATCAATGTACGTGGTGGCGACCGCAACCCATCCAGAGTGAGCAACTCCAAAACCACCCGCCTTATCAATACCACCAGAAGAAGCAGTTGCAGTTCTTGCAACAGCAACCTCAGTTTCGTCTACACCATAAACAAATGATGCTCCACCAACGGTTCCTCTAGCAGTTTCTCCAATACCAAGTGTATAAATTGGTTCTTGAGATACTGTATAGGCAACTCCTGTCGCACCAAATTCTGGAATTCCAATCGTTAAAAATTGTGTGGAAGCGATTGAAATTTGAGTTTCAGAAGTAACACCAGCAACAACTGCCTGTCCGAAAGTATTTCCCGTACCGATTGAGATTACATCTCCAGCGGAAAGACCAGCGGTTACGAAAGTTGTAGAATCTCCATCAATAAGTTTGGAATCATAATTTACGGTTACTGTTCCTACAAGATCATTAAGAGTATCTTTATTGCCCCAAAGAGCCATGTTTCCCTACCTATAAAATTCTTTGTATACAGATATTTATAAAATTATTCAGCTTCTCTTGCTCGGATTGCCTTAGTAACAACCTCAAGAAGTTGATCATCCATATCAGTCTTAGTCAGCTTAACCGCTTTACCAAGGATAACAAGACAGATCTCAACCAGCTTCTCACCAAGTTCTTCGTTTTCTGGAATCTTGGCGACGGCATCTTGAATTACCTTTGCTGCGATTGGAAGTAAAAATCCTAACATAATAGATACCAATTATCTATCAATATATAGGAACTTATTTTTTATTTTTTGCTGCTTCTACTTTTTTCTGAAACTCACTGAAAGACTTCTTTCTCTTTTCCATGTCTTTCTTAACAGCGCCCATTTTGAGAGAATCACTAACCTTTCTTCTCAGACTGGCGCGTCCAAGAGGTGGTTTGGTCTTATCAATCGCTCGGGCAAGTTCTAAACCAACACCCTCTTCTACCTTCTTCTTTTCAGGAAGACCTTTGTGCTTAGTAGAGGCAAAGTCCTTAGCATCTTTCTTTTTCATAGATGCTGCTGCCTGTGCAACTTCGGCAGAAGGTGCAGGCATATCTCCTTTCTTAACGGCATGGACCATACCCATGAACCGTTGTTGTGCTTTAGATACTGCTGGCATATCACTTCATCTTTTTGAGGTGTGCTGCCATCTCCTTTGCCCTTTTTGCTTTTTCAGCAGGGGTAAAGTCTCTAATACCGAGTTCTTTATTGGAGAGTTTCTTGGCAGGTGGACGATCATAATCTTTGCGGGCAGCCATTCCGCCACGCATTTGATGCTCATCTCTTGCGCGGTCTTCTGCTGATTCACCGAGATCATCATAGGTCTTCATATTTCTTGGTGAGATTGAAAGACCAGCAACCTGAATGCCTCTTGCTCTCAACTTATTCTTGAAGAGCATTGCCTTTGTTGGTTCTTCTCTTTTATCTTCATTATCACATTCGCAAGGTGACTTACCACACTTTTCACAGACCTTTGCTTCTTCATTATAATTCAAAGGGAGTCTTCCTTGTTTTTGCATCTGCATTACCTGCTTCTGCATCATAATCTTTTTCTTCAGCATCTTATCCTTATTCATAAGTTGCTTCTTTTCTTCGTCAGAAGGACCTGCTGCCTTCATTGCAGCTGCTGCTTCTTCAACCTTTTGTGCTTTCAGAGCATCAAGTTCGGCACGAATACTTTCACCAATAGTTGGATTAACCTTGACGGTATTCTTACCCTTCATTACATCAAGTTTCTTCTCACCAGATTCTTCCTTTTCATAAATGACTTCTTCTTTTGCCATTGCCTTCTTAATGGCACGGTCCTTTACACCAGCATACTCATGACGATCTGGTTCTTTGGTTCCGTCTCCGTCCTTATCACCGACGGTGTTCTTACCTTTTGCGGGACCATACTTCTTTTCATGCTTCTCACCATAAGCATCGTCTGCTTTTTTTCTTCCAGTGATTTCAACAGAAGCGATATTCTTATTTGCTCTCAGTTCAGCAATCTTAGCACGATCTGCTTTTCTGTATGAGGTATTACCCGTTGCCTTATCAGTTACACGAATAACAAACTTTTGATCTGCTGCTTCTTCAATCTCTTCTACTTCTACCTTCTGTCCACCACCTTCTACAAATACTCTTCCCAATACAGTAGAAGTCTTATTTTCTAATATCTCTGCTACAAGTTTCTCACCACGATCAATTTCTTCACCAAACAACTTCTTCTTGACGATTGCCTTAACACCACTAGGAGCAGGTGAAGAATTCAACAAAGATCTATAAAGTGCCTGAACCTGACCAGGACTCAAACTGGATCCTGATGCGCCCTTCATCTTTTGTCTTGCCTTATACTTAATATCAGAAGCAAGTTGAGATGCCTGTTGCTCAATGCTAGTATCTCCTGCCGCATGACCCTTACGTGGTCCTTTGGACTCCTCAGAAATATGCTTACTCATTGGAAGATCTAATAATTCTTACTTTTTTCTATACTTATTTATAAATTGCTTTCCCCATTCACTTCCAGGAACCATTTTCTCAACATACTTCCTATGAGCATCGGTCCCAACAAGTCTCTGATCGGCAGGAACTCCTGATGGTGCATCGCTATTTTTGACTGCTTCCATCACATCTTTGATCCAAGACTTGAACATAATATTGTCTTCTGTTACACAAATCAGATAGTTAGTGCCTCTGCGAATAATCTTACCAACGAGTCCAGTATTCAAGTTTTCTACCAATTCTCCAATATTAAAGATCTTATTGGAAATAAAGTTTTCGCGTAACCCAATCCAATCAAACTTAGGTGCAATCTCCCAGGTGTTCCAACCTTCTTTGATTTGCATTGCGGCACGAAGAGTATTATAAAGTTCCCTTGCCTGCTTATTATTCATAGAAGCAGGAACACCCTTACGGAATGTGGCAAAGTCTCCTTCTGCTGCTGCCTGTCTCTGTTTTGATGCAGACATTCCAGAAACATCATCACTATCAGGATCTCTGTCACCTGCCGAACGAACTTCTAGATTATCAAACTGATAAAGTTTTCCGTTATAATTACCAGAAAGTTTTTCAAATTCTGCTACACGATCACCACCACCAATAATTCTTACACCAGCATATCCATCCATATGTGCCTTCTTGAGCACATCAAAGATGGTGCGGTTTTGTGGATCATTTACAATTCTCTCACTGTGATTCGGATACATCTGTCTCATAATAGAGACTTTGGTATCGGCATCTAATGGATTCTTTTTCTTATCTTGTGTTCTAGACGGAACAATAATATAGTCACCATCATCAGAACTTGATGCCACTGTGTCTAAAAGTTTTTCGTGACCAGTGGTTGGTGGATTGAAACGACCAAATGCAACGGTCAGTGTTCCTTTGGTTTTTTCTACTGGTGGTGGACCTTCTTGTGCAGGTGGTTCCTGTGCCTGTGGTTGTGGTGCAGGTTCTTGTTGTGCTGGTTCAGAGGTTGTCGCAGAAAGTCTTTTTTCCTTATCAGTCTGTGGAGGATCTTGCTGACCAACTCTCTGTCTCTTATTATAAAACTTCAGTCTTCCCTTATCTGTCTTCGCAACAAACTCTCCATCCTTATACC